CTACGAGTTGGTTGGCGAAATCATCATCATTGACAATGACTATGATGCTGCGCCCGATGATTATCCGGCACATCCTAAAATCAAACGCTTTGTACCTGGAAAAAATATCTACGTCAATCCAGCTTGGAATCTTGGAGTCGAAGTAGCGCAGTACAGCCGTATTTGTATCGTTAACGATGATGTAAGTTTCGATCTCCGACTGTTTGATCGACTAGCAGATCTCATCACACCCTCTGCTGGTGTGTTTGGACTATGTCCGGGCGATCCTTTGTTTGACCACCCACCGGTGACCGATGGTGCTATTGACATTGTTCCTTGGACTGGACAGCACACACATGGGTTTGGTTGTCTCATGTTCCTACACCGTAGCAATTGGGCTGCTATTCCCGCGGAACTTAAAATCTACTATGGTGACAATTATATATTTGATTGGCAGCTGGCGCAAGGGCGAACCAACTATCTAATCACCAATTTGACATTTTATACGCCGTTTGCAAGCACTACATCCGATACCGCAATTACAGGTGGTTTTTTGGAGCGAGAAGGCACCCTTTATGCTAAAATCAAGGACAAAATGACTCAAAAACCCACAATTGATGCCATTAAAAATTCGCCAGCACCTGCAGCAACAAAACGCATATTAATCGGCATTCCCACTGCTAAACACATTGAAGTAGACACTTTTAAAAGCATTTACGATTTGATCATACCTGAGGGGTATACTGCTACCTTTCAATATTTCTATGGTTACAATATTGACCAAGTGCGAAACCTTATTGCACATTGGGTTGTTAATACTCCTTATGATTACTTGTTCAGTGTAGACAGTGACATTGCCTTCCCGCCCGATACTCTGGTAAAATTGTTGGCTCATGATCGTGATGCCGTTACTGGTCTGTACATTCAACGCAAACCTGGACAGCATATCGTAGAAGTATACGAAGACAATGGACAGGGCGGTGCTGTTAATATTGACTATGCACGTCTTAAAAATCGTGGCCTAGTGGAAGTCACTGGCGCCGGATTTGGCTGCATATTGATCAAGCGGGCTGTATTTGAGACAATTGGGTATCCGCAGTTCAAGTACCACAGTGCTATTGACCATGCCAATACCATCAGCGAAGACGTGTTCTTTTGTCGTCGTGCTAGAGAATGTGGGTTTAAGATCTGGGCCGACACCAGCATCAAGTGTCGACACATTGGCTTGGGCGAATTTGTAATCGATGATTCTATCCCGGCAGTACAGCCAATGCCAGCAAAGACCGGCAGTGAGCGATTACGTGAATTGGGCAGCCAACGACTGCTACCACAGTCGCACGTGGATTTTTTGATTGGGTTACGTGATGCAGGCGTAAACCCACGCCATATATACGATATTGGCGCATGTGTGCTGCATTGGACTAATGAAGCTAGGCGCGTCTGGCCACACGCCGAATACTGTGTATTTGATGCCATGGACAGTGTGGAATTTTTGTATCAAGAGCAAAATTTAAAATATCACATCGGTGTACTCAGCGACAGTGAACGTGCAGTAGACTTTTACCAAAATGACGTACATCCCGGGGGCAACAGTTACTACTTGGAAAATGTAGCGATTAATCCTGAAGTGCCCAAATACTTCAACGAAAGCCATCGCAGACGCTTACGAACTGAAACACTGGATTCAGTTGTGCTCGGCGGCAATTTTCCATTGCCTGATCTCATTAAAATTGATGTTCAGGGTGCTGAACTAGACATACTGCGCGGTGCTGACTATTGTTTAAGTCGTTGCAATCACGTGATACTAGAGCTTCAGGTAGTTGAGTACAACACAGGTGCACCACTACGCGACACAGTAATTGCCTACATGGCTGGTAAGGGATTTGAATGTCAAGGGTTATTCAGCAACAATGGGCCTGACGGTGACTACTATTTTGTGCGTGGTAATTGAATTTCTAACTGTTGTAATTTTTCCCGAACAACGTCATATTCAAAAATACGCCAAACTCCTGGATGCAGCGGAGTTGGTCGAGACTCTAAGTTGGTCCAACAGTAGCCTGAATGTTCGTCGTTTAATTCGGGAATAAATTCTTGTTCGACCAATATATAAAAAGTATAATAAACAAACCGACGATCTGTAGCTGTATACTGTTCAATGGGCACTAGTCGAATTGGGTCAAATTCAAGTCCCAGTTCTTCTTGGTATTCTCTTGCTAGTGCTCGTGTAGGACTTTCGCCTGATTCAGCTTTGCCGCCCACTATGCCCCAAGTGCCGCTATAACTGCTGTTAGCTCGTTGCAACCAAAGGTACCGTCCAGTGGTTTTTGCATGAACTAGCGCGCCACATCCGGTTAGGTTACCCAGTTCCATTACAACACCAAATGCCATCGTCCGGCAGGATATTCGCCATCGTAGCTTTTAATCCATGTGGTGCCAGTCCACTTGTACTGTATGCCAGTATTGATATTAGTAACATAATCTGGGCCTGTGGTGATTGTGGAATCAAAACTCACTGTCCAATTTGTTCCGTCAAATTCAATGATGTCATTGGCATGAGCGGAGAAACTGGTGCCCCAAGCAGCAGTTTTATTTATGGCTTCCAACAACAGATAGCGCTGTCCTGCTACAGGTACGCCTAATCTAACTCCGGGGATGGATTTTTCTGGATTAATAATGGCATCAATTGGAAAAAGTGTATTGACCGGTACAGTGTCGCCGTCAATGGTGATTAGCAATTCTGTGCTGCTGAGCGGGTTTTCAGATATAAGACCCACAACGTCTGGAATACCGTCATTTTGGGTAAAATGCACTTCACTGATACCGTTGCGAATTCGACCAAACAGTGCTATTACTGGCCCCCAATTTTGTAACACGCCACCGGGACCAATAGCAATAGTACTGACTGAGTTGTCTAATTGTGTGCTGTTGGGCGGAGAAAATATTTGGATCTTTCCCGACAACAATATGATATTGTAATTTAACGGGGTAATATACTGACGCTGACCATTTAGTAATTTTCCAGCAGTTATAGCTTGCTCCATTTCTTCGTTGCTATCGTATATACTGGCAATGATACGTTCGATAACTCCTAATTTTTTCACTTTGGCTGGTGCTGAAATCCAAATGGGAATTTCAAATGTCAAGGTGGCAATGTCAATGGGGTTTTCTGTATTCACTGGGATGGTTCTACTGCTCCACGTAGTGTCGATTAGCTCTACATAGCTTAAACTGCTCCAGTCAACATAGTTGTCGGTATTTTGAACTTCTATTGCTGGATTAAACAGTGCTAGTATCTGTTCTAATATCTGTAGTTTTTGCTCGGTGTTGCTGGTCCAAATATCTAATTTGAGAGTCAATTTGTAGGGCACAGGCATTAAGCGTTCCACACTAAAGCTGTTGCCACGAACTGATTGTAATTGACCAGTAACTGGATCCACTGCCCTTTGTCTAATACTCATGGTGCTGACAAAATTTGGCTCCTGTACTCGAGAACGGTCGTATTTTAAATCAGAGACTATTGCAGCCATAATGGGCACTGGCGGAAGTGCGGTTTCGCTGTTATTGCCTATAATTTGTGCTGCTTGACGAGTTGGGTCGCCGTACATGACCGGAACACGAATAAGAGCGCTGGTGCCGGCCGAGTTTAAACCGGTCTCAACTTCAAAGTTGCTCATTATGCGTATAAATTGCAGTAAAAACCTGCGTATCTGTTGGTCGTAAAAATATCTTTGTGACATATATTAATAATCTTCTGGTGGGCGCAGCGCCTTGCTTAGACCTTGGCGGCTGTTGATGATCTTGCCGCTGGAGTCAGTGAATACACTGCTGTTGTTAACGAATCCGCTCTTGAGTGTTTGATTAGCAGAGCCGGGGGTATAAGTGTTGCGAACTGCATCTTCAATTTTGCGCCAGGCAACTCCGTCCCATCTAAACAGTCGATTGGGTTTATAGTCAATACGCAGACAATAATCACCAATGGTAGGCGAGCTAGGAAATTCAATGCCTTGAACAATGGGCAGCCCATTGGGACTGAGACCATCACCGGTCAAGTACCCCTTGATAGTTGAATCGGGACTTAGTACTTGGCTGTCGACACTGTCTAGTGCAGTGCCGTCAATACTTGCGGTGTCGTCCGCCTTCAATGATTGTGTTGTGCCCGGGTTTCCATCGGCAGTAACTGGAACTTGATACAAAGGAGTAGTGTCATATCCACTTAGTGGTACGTCTTTTTCTGATTGTGCAATGATTGCGTCATTAATATTGATAAATGAGTCATATATGGCACTCACCCCAACGCCTGTGTTGATAATGTCTTTGTATTCTTGACTATCAACTAAAGGTTCGCATTTAACTCGCCACAAATGTGGCCACCAAGTTTGACTAAATCCTTCGGCTCCGCGACTAACATCTTTAATGACATAATACTTTCTCAATGCTTCGGGAACCGCATCTAGATCCAGTGGATAGTAATCTTTAAGGTGTTCAAGTTCCAGTACATCACCAACCATTAACCTACGTCCAAGGTATTCAACCATGGTATTTAAATGAAACACAATAAATATTGTGTCATTGGACAACTGTATACCAAATTGGCTCAAATCAAAATCGTTATCGCTGACTTGATAAATGCCGCGTAAGTTATACACATCGACGCTGTAGGTTCGATCTCGATTTTCTAAAAACAGCAGGTCTTGAATGTTTTTGGCTGTGGGGTTGATATAATCAGGAACTGTTGAATCTGTACTTTCAGTTTGTACAGCCGGTCCAAGATACAAGTGAACGTTGATGCCCGTACCACCAACAGTGAATTGCTCGTTAATGATTCGATCAAAAAAACGGTAATCATTGGTATGTTTACCGTTTTTCCACATTGATAATCTGGGCATACTGATCCTTTTAGATATTTATGGTTGGACAGTACCAGTTGACAGTGATTTAAAATGCTGCTATACTGTATGGAAGTTGACAATTTGGAGGTTGCTGTGGCTCGTATCAAAGTTGAAAAGTCCGCTCGTACAAAGACCCGTGCTCCACGTAATCCCTTGTTCCTTGATGAAAAGTATTTTGGTCCTGAGCCTGTGTGGGACACTGCGGCAGCAATGGAACTGACCGATGCTGAGTTTGACGTACGACTTCGTAACAGTTTCCGCTATTATAATTACTTTTACAGTAACCGTGAACTGCGTCCCGAATTCAACAGTTGGTTAGCTGGTAGCAATTTGGTCGATGCCGACACCCTACGTGCCTATTTGAAATCGCCCGACAGTTTGACACCAATTACTATAGCGGCCTTGGTTCGGGCTCATAGGAAGGGCATGCCCATGCGTGATCGTTTTCGCGATCACATTAAAAATACAGTGCTGAGTATTGTTAATCGTGCGGCATTAGGCACTGCACCTGCTGAGACTGAAAAAGAAAAGCCCCGAGCAGCGGTGAAACAGCCTACGATTCAAGATCGCTTGCGCGAAATTGCCGAAGGACACATTGCACACATTGAAACTTTTGAAGACCAATTAGAGTCTGACGCAGTGACATTTGATGCTTATGGTTACTTTCATGAAAAGACTGCGACGCAAGGCGCTGTTGTTGCTGTCAGCAAGTTCTTCCAGCCACATTTTGAAGAAATTTCAGCAGCAGCCGCAGGCGAGGATGAACAGCTCAAAGAAGGCTATCGCAAATGGACTCGGGCGCGTTTCAAACGCTATATTGCATTTTACACCGCACTGTTCGCCGACATTGAAAAATACCAGCAACATAAAACAGTGGTTCGCAAGCCGCGTGTCAAACGTGCACCTAGCAAGGAAAAATTAGTTGCTCGTGTCAAGTACATGAAACAGGATGCGGCTCTTAAACTGACATCAATTAACCCAGCCGACATTGTGGGTGCCGATCAGCTTTGGGTGTTTAATACTCGTACTCGTAAATTGGGTGTATATGTAGCTGATTCCCTACAAGGACCATTGTCAGTCAAAGGCACTAGCGTAGTGGGCTTTGATGAAGCTGCTAGCGTCAACAAAACTGTAAGGAAACCTGCAGATGCGTTGAGAGACTTTTTCAAAGCTACCAAGCCAGCTCTTAAAAAGTTTTTAAGCACAATCAAGTCCACAGAGTCCAAGTTGACGGGCAGGCTCAACGAAGACACTGTGTTGCTTAAAGTGTTGTGATACGGTAAATATCCAAAAGGATAATCTACATGAGTTCCGCAGCTGATAAATTACGGGATAATATCGCCGACTATGTGTTTGACCGACTGGGTTCGGGTATTGTTGACGTTGAGCTAGACAAAAAACACGTGGACACCGCTATTAATCGTGCACTACAGCGTTATCGCCAAAGGGCACAAAACAGCGTAGAGGAAAGTTATCTTGTATTGACCATCAACAAGGAACAAAGCGACTATGTTCTACCACAAGAAGTGATCACAGTCAAACAAGTGCTTAGACGTGGTATTGGATCAGTGACTGGAACAAGTGCTAGTCAATTCGAACCATTTGCTAGTGGCTATATGAATACTTACATGTTAGTGGCAGGGCGTGTCGGGGGGTTGGCCAGCTATGACATTTTTACACAGTACCAAGAACTGTCTATGCGTATGTTTGGTGGATTTATTAATTTCACATGGAATCAAGTTACTAAAACCGTATCATTGGTTAGAAAATTCCCAGCTGGCGGGGAGGAAGTTATTCTGTGGACTTTCAATTACAAGCCCGACATTACACTGTTGAGTGATTACCTAATTCAGCCTTGGATTCAAGACTACTCGCTAGCGGTTGCTAAGGACATCATTGGCCAAGCAAGAGAAAAGTTTGGCACCATTGCTGGCCCAGGGGGCGGAACTACGTTAAATGGTGCTTCTCTCAAAGCCGAAGCCAAAGAAGAAATGGACCGGCTTGAGGAAGAACTCAAGCAGTTTGTAGATGGTAGTCAGCCAAGAGGTTTTATAATAGGATAATACTGTGTTTATACCGATCGCTGCTGCTCGTGAACGTTACGCAATTTGCAAAAGTTGCGACGAATTTAATACTATTATTAAAACATGCAAAAAGTGCGGGTGCATTATGCCCGTCAAAGTTACAGTGGCCTATGCCTCTTGTCCTATAGGCAAATGGACAAGATTCGACGGCGAATCTACCAAAACTACTGATTATCGTATAGAGGATTAATTGATTATTGGACTTTCTGGCCTTATCGGCTCGGGCAAAAACACTGCAGCCGACTATTTAAAACGATCACACGGCTACACCCAACTGGCATTTGCTGATGCTCTAAAAGATACTGTTGGCAATATCTTTAGATGGCCGAGACATTTGCTAGAAGGTGACACTGACGAATCCCGTATATTTAGGGAAACCATAGACCAATGGTGGGGCCGGCGATTAGGTATCAAAAACTTTACCCCACGTTATGCCCTACAGCATATTGGTACAGATGTGTTTAGACAACACTTTAGTGATTCAATTTGGATACTGTGTGTAGAAAGTAAAATTGCAGAATTGCAAGAACACGGATACAGCGTTGTTGTAACAGATGTGCGATTCCCTAATGAAATGTCTGCACTACGCAGTTTAGGTGCTCGATCCTTATTGATCAGTCCAGTGCAAAAACCTGCTTGGTATGATGTAGCTCGAGGATTGCCGTCACATAATCTCACACAAGGTATGCAGGATCTTTATCCCTCAGTTCATGCTAGTGAATATGCTTGGGTACAAGAACAATTTGACGCTGAAATTGTCAACAGTGGCACAATCAATGATCTCTATGATCATATTGAAGCACAATTAAAAGTCTGGAGTTAGATCGCCGGTGGTCCATGGCAGTTTGAGAGTATCTAATTCTATAGCACAGTTGCAACACACTGTTCTTAAATTTTTAAAATTAGAATTGGCTGTATTATGGTCTGCGTAATGTAATTTCAGTTGTTCTGATATTTTAGGCAAGAACCCACAACGCTCACATTTGTGCTTTTTTCTATATCCCAACACAGTATTACTGGTTGGGATTTTTTTACGACCGTGAGCGCAACTATGACATCGAGACCTATAGTGCCGCACCTGATTTTTAATATAGTTGACTTGGCATGGGCGAGTTTGACATTCTCGGCATAAAGGAGGGGTCATAGCAGCAAAGGACCTTTGTGATAACAGTATTTATTGTCAAAGGCAGTATCAAAGGTCCGCTAACACGGGTATTTTAAAAAAAATTACTAAATATTTACAACACTTATTTGAATAAGGATTTTTAAAATGGCATTAATCAGCCCAGGCGTAGAAGTACAAGTTATTGACGAAAGCGCATACAGTTCGGCAGCAGTAGGCACGGTACCTTTAATTGTCTTTGCCACCGGGCAAGATAAAACTGCAGCATCGGGCGCAGGCCTTGCGTCTGGTACCACCAAGGCCAATGCAAACAAATTGGCAATCATTTCCAGCCAACGAGAATTGGCAACATTATATGGTTTGCCGTTTTTTGAGCAGACCAATACCGGTACACCAATACACGGTGGAGAGCGGAACGAATACGGGTTGATGACGGCGTACAGTTTACTGGGCATCAGTAATCGTGTAATGACACTGCGCGCCGATGTTGATGTGTCAGCTCTTAAAGGCACTGCAGTTCGTCCACGAGGTAAACCAGCTGATGGAATTTATTGGCTAGACACTGCCGATACTCAGTGGGGTATTTTTGAATGGAATGCTGGAACACAAATATTCAAAGCTGCTAATACACTAACAATCACCAGTACTAGTAATTTAACCAGTGGCGTACCCATTTCTTCTTATGGTTTGCCTGGTGACTATGCTGTTGTTGCTGCCAACACCAATAATCCTGTTTATTATAAAACTTCTGCAAATGCTTGGGTAGAAGTAGGCTCTGTAGCTTGGCAACAGGCTATTCCATCGGTAGTAGGTACAGTAGCTCCTACTGGCACTTTAACTGCTACTGAAAATTTTACACTTAACAGTGTAACTATTGCAGTACCTGCTAGTCCATCTAACACACTGGCTGGAATAGCCAGTGCAATTAATGCACTAACAGCAACTACATTGCCTGGGGTAACTGCTAGTGTAAACCCAGTTACTGGATTATTACAAATTTACATAACCAGTGCTGCTTCTTCTATCAGCACTACCACTAGCGGTACTACTACTGTGGGTGCTGCAAATGGTAGGTTGATTATTGGCGCCGGCACTCTAACACTGTCAACTATTGGACTCGTAGCAGGTACATACGGTTGTGTGACCACTGCATTTAGTACAAATGTCAGTATCCCACAGTGGCGTACTGGCATTACTGGTTCTACCCAACGCCCAACAGGTAGTGTTTGGATTAAAACCAACAGCGCAAATCTTGGTGCTAGTATTACACTCAGCAGATACAATTTGTCACAAAACAAATTTACATCAATTGCGGCACCACTTTACCCAAATGACCAAACAGCTATTGCTGGGCTTGACACCACTGGTGGAAAGTTGCTACCGACCAACTCGGTGTATGCCCAGTTCAATGTAAACAACACTGGCACTGTATCATACAAGCTGTTCCGAAGAATAGCCAACTGGCCTACCAAAGTTACTGGCGCTTGGAGCGGTGCTACTACTGGCCCAGTTTTTACCTCACTTGATGCATTTAGCATTCAAGTCAGCGTTGCAGCTTCGGCAACATTAACTGCAGCAGTAACAGTGACATTGACTGGTACTACGGCTGCTGCTTTTGTTGCTCAGGTCAATGGACTGGGTATTAGTAACTTAACTGCTCAACTTGAGCCAACTGGCGCAATAACTTTTATTCATGGATTGGGCGGGGTTATCGTATTAAAGAATGTTACAAATACTCCTTTGTCAACTGCAGGGTTTTCTATCAACGTATCCACTGGTGCACCAAGTGTCGATGGCTTACGTGCTGGTACTGGGGCAACTCTTTCTGCTACTACTGACCTAATTCTCAGTAACTGGGCAGCATTAACTTATGTGGCTGATTCTATTGAACCATCTACACAGCCTGATGAAAATACATTGTGGTATTACAGTACCATTGATCAAGTTGATATCATGATTCATGATGGCACACGCTGGCGCGGTTATCAAAACGTAACCAGCGATGCTCGTGGATATCCATTGAACATCACTGACCCAACAGGGGTAATTGTTTCGGCATCTAAACCTATTACACAAACTGACAGCACAGATCTAGCGCTGGGCGATTTGTGGTTAGACACTAGTGATTTAGAAAACTATCC